GGTCGTTAGTGTCGCCAAAGTCCATTGCGCCATCTTGGCCATCAAAGCCAAAGTATTGTGTTGCGTTAACTTCACCAATAACCGCTGGTGCGCCCACTATGCGCCCAACCAAGTCGAGGTAAACCCCCGTAGGTTGCTCAACATTAAAGCTCAGCATTTCAACTGCAACATCATCAAGTGTTGCAACATAAGTCAGTGTTTGTCTAACAAACTCAATAAAATTAACAGCGTCAGCGTATTGGTGGCCAATGCGTGCCAACCCAGTGCTTACAATGCCCATTACACAGTCACCACAACAATGTCGTTTATGTCTAGCGTTGGTTTTGCGGTGTAAGCAATGTTAATGTTTGCCTCAGCAAATGCGTTATTACCTGTAGCAAGCTGCACGCCCTGCTGTGTTAGCGTAAACCCACTAACTGTGTTGATGGGGGTATACAACGCACCAAAGCTAACACTATCGCCGCTTTTAATGTTGGCAACAAACCAGTCGTATACTGCTTGCTTTATTTTAGCCGTTGTACCAATGGTCCAGCCCACGCCAGTTACTATTTCCACACGCACCCGGGTACGCACTAGCGTCGGCCTGCTAAATTTAACAGGCTGCACCTGACCGTTAGCGTCTGTTACGCTTACAACCGTAGTCCCTGCATAATTAACGCCTGCTGTGGCTCTGGCCCACAGCACTTGCGCTATGCTGGCATCATTACCCCCAACCACCACCGCATGCACACTGTGCGCTGGTAAGCCATTGGCCAGCGGCGCATTGGTCGTATTGTTTTGCAGCGTCACTTCGGCAACACCGTCTAGGTTAAGTATTGCAGCACGTATGGCGTCAATTACATTGCGCCCATAAATAGACACCGAACCACGGCGCCTAAGCCTCAACTGCTCGTCTGTTTCACGCGCTGCGCCTGGCACCATTGCCGTGTTGTTTGTCACGGCATCCCAGCCAAAGGTTGGGTTTTTTATCGTTGTAAACGACCCTATAGCGCCATTGTCTGCTCGGTATTTTTGCGTGCTTGCCTGCACCGTGGCAACGCCATTGGCAATAGTCACATCTGTTTTGGTGTACACATCTACAAGCCCATTGCTAACCACCGACTGCGCTGGTATAAATGCGCCATTGGTGCCCGTCAAAGTTAGCAACACTTCAGACTCTGCGCCCAAGTTTCTGCTGATATTGTTAAGCTTGACTATTCGGTCTAAGCTTTGCCCGGTGGCTAGGTCAGGGTCTAGCGAATGCCAAACCATTTCTAGCACATCGTCTAGCTCGCTAACCGCCTCGGCAAATATAGCCAGGTGCTGGCCATCCATGGTGTCACTAGATAGCTCTATGTCTTGGCCAAACACCAAACGTGCCTTGGCATATATTTCGTCTAGTCGCTGTAACATGGTAGAGCGACTAAAACCTGCGCTTGTTAACTGTGTCATACATTACCCACTAAATTGAAAAAGTTTCTGCTACCGTGCCCACGTGGTCGCCCAGTCTAATTTTAACCACCACCGCTACAGCCCTACCCGTGACGCTGATTGACACATCTTTTACTTGCGCTATGTCCCCAAGTATTTGGCGTATGTCACGGCGCAAGGCATCTGCGTCTATGGCATGGCCAAGCTTATTGCCCCAAGCAAAGCCATCGTTTTGCCCTAAGAACCACTCGCCCTTTATTTGGCGCAAAACCGTCTTGCACTTTTGCAGCACTGCCTGGTCACCGCCAATAATGGCAGCATCGCCCACGCCAAAAGCGTAATCGTTATTGTTGATGGCTCTAACTCGCATTAGGCACTCCTGTTACTAGCTTCGCTCCATTGTCTTTGTATGGGTGCGTGTGCGTTGTCATGTGCGCAAGTAGGTCCTTGTTATTAACAAAAAAGTTAGGCGCATAAATGGGCTTGCTTGCGGTAATTTGGCTAGGGCTAACGGTAAATTGTGTGCCGCCAACATTAATAACACAGGTGTTATTACCCACATGCACATCTACCCCTGGGCCAGTCACATGCAAGCCGTCTGTTTGCGCGGTGCCTTTGTTACCAGCTGGTGCAAACCCTACAAACGCAAAGCCATCCGACATGCTAAAAAACCGCCTATCGTCGTAGTTACTTACTTGCCCAGTTGCAAACCAGTCGTCTATGTTTTTCTCGGCAAAAACCAATAAGCACGCATCGCCATTGCTGATGGGGTGTGTTATTTCAAAGCCACCGCCACCGGCAAAAAACACTGGCACATCTACACACAATGGGTAAGCGACAAAGCCATCAACCGTTTTACGCTTAATGCCAGGCTGTGCTTTTAATGTGCGCTTTGCGCTGTCATAACTTTGCACAATGGCAGGTATGGCGGTGTGCACATCACTTAACAACATCGCTATTTGGTTGTTAACATTGGCCGTATTATCCATATTGCACCCCTTCAATTATTGAATACCAATCGCTACCGTGCGTGTCACCTTGGTGGGTTATTTTGTTTACTTTTATATTTAGCTTGTATTGCTGGCTATCCACGCTTACCACGCCGCCAACCACAATATGCCTGTTAAGCAGGCATTTAATGCGCATGCCCTCACTGGTAACCTCGGGTGAGCCTATTAGCCCTGTCTCCGTGCTAATATGCCAAGCCAAGTTGGGCAATGTTTTTTTGCTGGCTAGTACCTGCAATTGGTCATCTTGCACCGACCACTTGCCGTCTGCATTGCGTGCCATATTGTCCATAATGTTTTTAGCGAAACCCGTTACGGTGCGCCCACGTTTGTATTGTGTACTGCTTGTGGGGATGTGGCCAATCATTACGCCCATCTTGGCTGCACAGTCTTTTATTGCCTGGCTATCACTGCTGCCAGCTTCGTAGCACTGGTTAATAATGGTTAGGCAAGCACTGTCGGCAGTACCAAAGTACAGCTTGGTTACATAGTCATTTTCGTTTTTCTCTTCTATGGCGTAACGCACCGCACCTTTGTAGATGATGCCAGTGTCGTCGCCATAACCTGCTTCTAGCTCCATGTACTCGCCACGCTTTAGCAAGTTGTATCTGTTTTGTCGGTTGAGGTTGTATATGCTTACCGTTGCTTCGTTTGGTTCCGACGTATCATCTTTGGCAACTTCAAATGTCATGCGCAGGCCTTCAACTTCAATAGCGCTGTCTAAGTTACCAACGCGCAACCTAACTACACGGCCAAACTGGACGGTCATAGCTCGCTCCACACCAGCATATAGTCTGCTAGGTTGTCGTAACTTGGGTGTGTGCCGCTGCGCTGTAAGTCAACCACAAACAACAAGCCGTCTATGGCCCTGCTGTCATTTAAGTTGGCACCTACTACCAGTGGCACCGATAGCAGCAACGGGTTGTTATTGGCATCGTATACATTTAAAACCCAGTAGCTTGCGCGGTAGTTATACGACAACGACATGCTGTAGGCAACACCGCCCAAGGTTATGCTGATGGCTTCATTGCCTGTTAGCGGTATCTCAATCATAAGCTCACTCCCACCGCAGCTGCGCCATCTTTAAAGCCGCTTATTTTGTCTTTTGCTTTTTTTGCTGCATTAGTTTTGTTTGCGCTTTGGCTTCGTTGCGCTGCACTGCCGCTGTTGTTGTCTTTGCTTAGGTTGTTACCTTGTTGCTGCCCTTTGTTTTTTTGCTGGGCTGTTTTTATTTGTTGCTTCACATCGGCTGGGGTATAGGCTAGCTGTACTTGCTTGGTTGTGGTAATAATCAACTCTACCAGCGCTAGGTCAAAAACAACCGCGTGCGGTGTACTACTGGCAGCATAGTTAATAGACTTGATAAGCATATTGTTATACACGCCACCCACCAACGTGGTTATTTCTAACGGCGTATAGCCGTACATAACGCCCTGCAAGTAATCGAGTGCAGCGCTTACGTTGTTTTGCCCAGCTATAGCACCGCCAAAGTTAGATGCGCCAACCTTAACATTGAGCGTGCGTGGATTGTTGTAGGCATGGTCGGACACCACACCGCCACCCTCGACTGGGTTACTGGTCACTTCTATACTTAGGTTGTGGCTTTCACTTACCCAGCAGTCAAACGATTGCCCACCAATGGTAGGACTAGGTATTACAATCTTACCCCTTTGCATTACCCAGGCACCATATTGTTATACATGCCTTTTGGCGCTACACTGCGTGCAATACGCGCAGCCTCCGCTGCACTTTGCACCGTAAACGTTTGTGTTACATTATTGTTGGTTGCGTTGCTGTTAGTATTGTTTGTTGCTGCATTGCCCTTGGCTGACCTGCCATCTATTTGTATATCTTTGTTGGCTAGTTTGTCGGCGTCACCAAGTAAGCCGCTAAACAAGCTTTTAACCTTGCCCCAAGCGCCAATAATGGCATCTACTTTGCCAGTAAAAAACTTAGCCACTTCATCCCACGCTTTAATAGCGCCATTTTTAATAGCCGTCCACACAGCAATGACAATATTTCTAAAGGTTTCTGATTTTTTCCATAACACTGTCAGTGCAGTGCCTACCGCAGCAATGGCTAGTACCACCCAGCCAATGGGCCCAAGCCCAACAAGCCACGCTGCGGCCATGCGCAGCCCAGTGCGCCAAGCAGCAGCTGCCATTGTTAAAAAAGTACCAATCATTTTAACGCGCATCCACAAAGCACTCGCTGTTGCTGCTGCATTAATACGTGAAAAATGCACATACCATGCCCATTTCATTCTGATAATTGCCGCTAATGTAGATGCAGTAGTTACAGCCAACCCAATCAAGTAAGGCACAAAAAACACCGCCAATAACATAATCAGCGGCATTAACACAGCTTTTGAATCATAAACAAACTTGCCTATGGCTTCACCTGCCTGGTTAAATGTCCTGCCAATAATAACGCCAACACCGTAAACAACCCCAGCAACAAACGATATAGAATAGATTAATGCATTAATATGCATGATTATCGTGTCTAAGTTTTTCTCAAAAAACAGCACAAGGTTGTTAAGTTGTGTTTTTAGGCCGTCAAACGTACCCGATTCATTGAGCTTGCCTACTGCAAGCAAAAACAAATTACGAGCCCTATTGCCAATTCTGCCAAAGGTTAGCGGTAGGTTTTCACCCTCCTTGGCAATGCGCTCATAGGCAGCAAGCATGTGCTTAGTTAGGTCTGCACTGGTTAGCTGGCCAGCTGCCCCCATTTTGCGCAGCTGCGTAACACTAACGCCAAAGCCATCGGCAATATACCTCGCTAATGTGTTGTTGCCCTCTAGTATGCTGCGCAGTTCCTCACCCTGCAGCACACCGCTACCCAGCGCCTGTGCAAACTGCATCGCACTACTTGCGGCTTCTTGTGTGCTAGCGCCGCTTAATTGTGCGGTTATTAGTTGTATTTCAGCTAGCTTAATAGCATCATCCGCGCTACGCCCTTGCTCTTGCAGTGCGGGTAGCACCCTTGCTGCAGCGTCTGCTACATCGCCATAAGCACCGCCTAGGCGCTGTGCCGACTGGTATAGCTTGTCGCTTATATCAGCCGCGGCTTCTTGGCTACCTAGCAGGCTTTCAAAGCGTGCGTTTAGGTTTGACATCTGGTCGGATGCCGCTATAATTTTAGATACCGCAAACGCACTACCGATAGCTGCGCCTATACTAAATACGAGTCTATTTATGCCACCTAATGAATTACCAAGCTTAGATACGCCTTTGTCGTCTGCGTCTACGCCAAGCTTAACAACAAACTCTTCTAATACGGTTGTCATTGATTACCCCATAAGCTTTACTGTGTATGCAACACGGTCTAAAAAAATAGATGAATTAAAAGCAGCGTCACACCATCACCAATTGTATGACGATGGGTCCATTGACTTTTATTGGAAGGCCGACACTGCGGCTGACCTTGCGCTAATACGCTCTGCTGGCCAGTTAATTGGTTACTTTACTAACCTGCAAAAAACAGGCTATGTGCAAATAAATGGCAACACCTACATGCACGATGCGCTGTATATAACCGCTGGCTGCGCACTAAAAGCGCATGCTGCTGGCCAGCGCCTACACTGCTGGTCTACATCTGTAAGCGTTAACGGTGCCGAGTACCAGCTACCGTGCAAGCACATCAGCATATTCAACCCCAAGTCTGTAGCCGAAATTGAGCACGCTGTGCGCTATGGCTCGGGCTGCGAATGGTGCCCGTTTTACGACATTGGTAACTTTAAACCCAAAAACACCTACATTAAACCAGCCACTATTGCTATAGCGCAAACACCAGGCAACAAGCCAAGTTTACTAAGTCGCATAATCAACGCTTTTAAGTAGTTTGCCTAGCCTCAGCCCTGCGTCGGTATTCTTCTATTTCGTCTAGCGCTTCGTGCATGTCGGCAAGCGCATCTATTGAGTAAGTGCCGTCCAGCAACTGATGATAATCACACAGCTTAGGGTCACTTACGCATGGGCGCATTAGGTACCAGTCAATATTGGCGCTCTCTATGGCTTCAAAGCTGTCGTTTGTCCCTGGCTGAAACGTGAGAGCGCGCCTGCGAAAAAACTAGAAAAAGTCTCTTTTAAAAACAGGAATATAATTTCGTAAAGCTCAAACAACGTGTCTGCAGTAAATTGCGCATCTTCATTTAAGCTACTCCCATCCACATGCACATACTTAGCAATTATCTTAAGCACTTGCTCGTAGGTGTCATTGTCAATGGCCGCTAATGCTTTTTGCAATACGGCTAAGCCTTTTTGCGTGTCGTCACCGCTCATGCTTGGCATTTCTGTGGTGGCCAACACACCTGCTAGTATTAGCTGTATTTTACGTGCGTCGCTAGCAGGCGGCTTAAACATGCACACCGTCCTGCCGCCAACCGTGTGAATTGTTGAGCCCGACATACTACACCACCATACCGTTAATCGCTTCAACTATAGAGCGTGCTGCACTGGTAGTGCTAACCATAGACGCTACGACTATTTCCCACTCGCGGGCTGTGCCTTT